ACAGGGCTGGGGTTTTCCCGCAGTACGGGCCGTGCCAGATCAGGCACCCGGCGTCGTCGTGCGCGTGCTGGGCGATTCTGCGTCTCAGATCCTCGCTCAGGTGCATGAGGCGGGGGTCGTTTTCATCAATCATGCGGTTCCTCCAAAAGGGACGCGCATCATAGTCCCGCCCGCCCTCTACCTCAAAATCCCGCGTTAATTAGTGGGACATCGGTATACGCGAAGGTATCTGACATTACACTGCGGGCCTCACAACACGGAGAGACACCATGATGGCCGGCGAACTCAGTATGCACGACGTGCAGTCAATCACGATATGCGAAAGCGAGACCTACAACGACGCAACCTGGCGTCGCATCCGCATCCGCATGGCGGACGGATCACTGATGACCATCACGCTGTTCCCGTCCGCAGAGGGCATGACACTCGTTGAGGAGAAGCAATGATTATCGAAACCGCAGATCAGCGTACCGACGACTGGTTTGAAGCCCGCCTCGGCAAGGCCACGGCGTCCCGGTTCAAGGACGTCATGGCCACGCTGAAAAACGGTAATCCGGCGCAGGCCCAGCAGGACTACCTGACGGAGTTGGTCGTCGAGCGCCTGACGCAGCAACCAGTACAGAAATTCACCACTGCCGCCATGAACTGGGGCACCGAGCAAGAAGCCGCAGCCCGTGCCGCATACGAACGCCAAGCGGACATCGAGGTTCAGGAAACCGGCTTTGTCGCCCACGACACCCTGATGGCAGGCTGCTCGCCTGACGGCCTGGTGTACTGGGACGGGCTGATCGAGATCAAGTGCCCGTTTAACACCGGCGTCCACATCGACACCCTGCTGAACGGTATGCCCGAGCATCACACCGCACAGGTGCAGGGCCAGATGTGGATCACCGGCCGCGACTGGTGCGATTTCGTGAGTTTTGACCCCCGGATGCCCGTTGAACTGCAGTTGCATGTTCAGCGCATCGAACGTGACGAGGCGTTCATCGCCGACCTCGAACGTCGCGTCTCGTCTTTCCTGTCAGAGGTCGGCAAGCAAGTCGAGGCGCTGCGTCGTCTCGCGGAAAGCAAACAATGAGCACTGAGAAGCCCAAGCGCCCCTATGTCCGCACCGTAAAGGTGTACGTCGTCAGCCACCCCGACCACATGGACCGCCTGATCCGCGCCGTCAGCGCCGCCGAGGCGATTCGCTACGCCTCGTCGGGCTACGAGTCCAGGCTGGCCACGCAGGACGACATCATCGCCCTGATGGGCGGCGGCACGCCTGTGGAGACGACCGTGGCAGCATCCAACGTCCCCGGCGTGGACGACCACGGCATGCCTGCCGGCCTGACTGACTGAACCCACGGGGCGGGAAACCGCCCCATTTTGGAGACTTACATGACCGCACTCGTACCCGTAGACCAGATCGAACGCATGGCCATCAGCGTGGCCAAGTCAGGGCTGTTTGGCGTCAAGAACCCCGACCAAGCGATGGCCCTCATGCTCATCGCCCAGGCCGAGGGTCTGCACCCGGCAATCGCTGCTCGTGACTATCACATCATCAATGGCCGCCCCGCCCTGCGTGCCGACGCCATGCTGGCCAGGTTCCAGAACGCTGGTGGCCGGGTCGAGTGGGGTGAGTACACCGACACCAAGGTCGTCGGCAAGTTCTCGCATCCATCTGGCGGCAGTGTGGAAATCATGTGGACAACCAAGATGGCGCAGGATGCAGGGCTCACCAAGAACCCGACGTGGCGCTCATACCCTCGCCAGATGCTCCGCGCCCGCTGCATCTCCGAGGGCATCCGCACCGTGTTCCCAGGCGTCGTGGTCGGCACCTACACCCCCGAGGAAGTGCAGGACATGGATCCGCCGCAGCAACGCCAGACGCGCCAGAACGCCCCAGAATCGCCTGCGGCACCCTTGGAAATGGCAGAGGTCGTCGTGGATGTCGAGGGCCTCATAGAGCGCATCAAGACTACCGCCACCATCGAGGGCATGGAACTGTGGCGAGACGAAATCCGCCGCGTCCCGAAAGGCCCGGACCGTGAGCGCGTGATGGCCGTCACGAAGCGCCGCGTCGAGGAACTGCGTGCCGAGCAGCAACCCGAACCTGTTGAGCCTGCAGATGAAGGAGTGATCTGATGAGCGACTCGAAACCACCCGTGCTGCTGACCACCAAAGAGGCCGCAGCGCGATTGCGCATGAGCCACGAAACCCTGCGCGTCTGGCGAAGGGACGGCATCGGCCCCGAGTGGGTCCGCATTGGGCCGTGGAAGATTTTCTATGACCTTGCTGAAATCGAACGATTCGAACGAGAAGGGGTGAATCGGTGAATCTGACAGACTGGTTCACTGACGACCAGCCCGCAAGGATAGGCGTGTATCAGCGCGATCACTGCGGAACTCTTGAGTATTCATACTGGAGTGGGACATCATGGAACTTTGCAATGAAGACACCCAAGGAAGCATCGTTGCAATCGACAACCAGCAGGTTTCAGAGCCTGCCTTGGCGGGGCCTCGCCGCACCGAGCCAAGCTGGCGCCTGACCGACGGCGGGCACTACGTGCCGGCCTGGAAGACCGACGTTCAGCAGACCTGGAGGCGCTTCGGCTGGGTTCCGCCCAGTCAGCAGGCCAAGCCCGACGAGGTGGCGGAGAAGTGGGGGAACGTCGTATGACACGAGATGACATCATCCGCATGGCGCGGGAGGCTGGAGGCGAAGATGGGTGGGGGTTAGGCAACGAACGGGCAGACCCTGAATTAACGCCTGCTGAGTTTGTGTTTGCTCCAGAAGCGCTTGAACGCTTCGCCGCCCTTGTCGAGAAGCACGCCATCGCAGCTTCCATGCCAGCGATAAAGCTGGCAATGGCCGAGGAGCGCAAGAACGGTGCTCGGGAAGAGCGCCAAGCCTGCGAAGAACTGTGGGAGCAATTGAGGATCAAAGACGATCAGATCCGTGATGTGATTGAAGCATCCGTGGCCGTGGAACGAGAAGCCTGCGCCCAGATCGCCCTGCAATGGGACAAGGAGCATCCAAGCACGAACTTCGGCGGGTGCATTGCACGAAGCATCAGAGCAAGGGGGAAAGCATGAACAGGGATGACATCATCCGCATGGCGCGGGAGGCCGGGTTTTTTGGCGCAGACATCCGCTACCAAGATAGTGGAGAACTTGAAGCATTCGCCGCCCTTGTCGCCGCTGCCGAGCGCGAGGCATGCGCCAAGCTGTGTGACTGGTTGAACGGTGAAAAGCGGCTGACACCAGCAGGGTGCGCAGCGCTTATCCGCGCAAGGGGGCAAGCATGACAAAAGAAGACGTCATCAAGATGGCGCGGGAGGCTGGCCTATTGCCTAGCGACAGCACGTTTGGTTACGGTGCTGAAGTGGCAGACCTCGCTCGCTTCGCCGCCCTTGTCGCTGCCAGTGAACGCGAGGCGTGTGCGAAGGTGTGTGAGTCGTGCTGGTTTATTGATGGCACGGACACTGCAAATGGATTCGCCGCCGCTATCCGCGCAAGGGGGCAGCATGACTAGGGATGACATCATCCGCATGGCGCGGGAGGCGGGATCGATTGACTCTGAAGAAGTGGTCGAAACCGTATACCGCGCCTTCGCCGCTGCCGAGCGCGAGGCGTGCGCCAAGCTGTGTGACTGGTTGAACGGTGAAAAGCGGCTGACACCAGCAGGGTGCGCAGCGCTTATCCGCGCAAGGGGGCAAGCAGCATGACAAAAGAAGACGTCATCAAGATGGCGCGGGAGGCTGGGGGTGGAACGACTTGGTGGCCCTTGCATTCAGACACACTTGAACGCTTCGCCGCCCTTGTGGCCGCTGCCGAGCGCGAGGCGTGTGCGAAGTTGTGTGCTGACGGAATCAATGCCGAGCAATATCCGACGCTGACGCGATTGGCTGAGATGATTAGAGCAAGGGGGTGAGGCATGAGTCCATTCGAAATCAAGACAAAGATCGAAAACTGCTTCCGACTTGCCGAAAAGTGCGGTTTTGAGCTGCGAGATAGCGGCAACCGGTACACACGAGGCGAGATCTATCTCTACGCTTCGCCAGACAACACGGTGTATGCCAAAGATGTGTGCCTTGAGCGATTCCCATCATGGGAGATTGCGGAGGCATTCTTCGCGGGCTATTTGAAGTGTGAGCTTGCTTACAAGGCTGGAGGTAAGAAATGACTGACCGAGAACTACTTGAGGCCGCTGCGAAGGCGACGGGGGGATATTACGGGGAATGGTCTGATCGAGTTGGCGCGTTTCGTATTAGGTACGCAGGTGAGTGGCGTGAATGGAACCCCCTCACCGACGACGGCGATGCTTTCAGGCTGGCGGTGAAGTTGAGGATTGAAGTAGAGCCGTGGATTCACGGCGACTCGGCATGTGCGCGAGCAGCAGTGCGCGAAGTGCTGATTGATGAACCGCACTACGGAGACGACCCAGAACGTGCCACCCGCCGCGCCATCGTCAGGGCTGCGGCTGAGCTTGGAAGGAGCATGTGATGACTGACCTACGAACCGCTGCCCAGCTTGCTCTGGAAGCATTGGAAGGAGGCGGGGATTCTTGGCGGCTCGTCGGGCCGGCAATCGACGCACTCAAGGCCGCGCTGGAGCAGCCGGGGCAGGAGCCGGTGGCGTGGATGGTTTACACGGAGGATGGCAAGTCGGCGTATGTCACCGATAACCCACACGATCTGGTCGGCGCGTACAAGGCGTTTGCCCTCTACACCCACCCACCCCGCCGCGAGTGGCGAGGGCTGAGCGAGGAGGAGATGAAATCAACCTGTGCAGACGCATGGTCCTACGACCCGTATGTGATCGCTCGCGACATCGAGGCCAAGCTGAAGGAGCTGAATCATGAGTGAAAAACCCGAAGCCCTGCGGCTGGCTGATGAATTGCTGGCAAACCACGGCCCGACTGATCTTGATGAACGTGTGGCCGCCGAACTGCGCCGCCTGCATGCGGTGAATCAGGAACTGCTGGAGGCGTTGAAAAAGGCAGCCCTTGCTATTGAAGATTGGGGGTCTTACGCTTCCGACTACTTCCGGGAGCGGTGGGACTTGCAAGGCGACATCAATGCGGCCCGCGCCGCCATCGCCAAAACGGAGGCAGCATGAAGCGATACACCGAATACAACGACAAGCATTCCAAAGCCGTGTTCAAAGCGTTTGAAGAGCGACTAAAACCGCTTCTTGCAGATGTTGCACCAGATTGGCTACTACATCACATGGAAATTCAACGCCGCGTTGAGCATGACACGATGGACGAGCGAGTCGAAATTCGCCTTGTCATCAAGCCAATCGGCTCTGCAAAGTTCGCGTCGGATAGACCTGAATTGCAGGACCAGCAACTATTAATTAGCGCAAAGGCGTAAGCATGAACCGCGACGTCTGCGACAGGTGCGGCAAGGTCACCAGGCCTGACGACATCCACACCTGCACGCCAAAGCCTTGCCCCACCTGTCAAGCCTTAGCTCGTGCCGTCATGATGGACCAGACTGGGTATGACATGCCACCTTTGCGCCGACTCACCGACGAGGTGATCGCGGATCTGTGGCACAAGAACGGCACCTATCACCATCACTTTGCTCGGGCCATCGAGCGTTACTTGAGGGGCGAACAGTGACCGACCCCATCGTCGAAGCTGTCAGGTTCAAGCTTTTAAGCCGCAGCCAGACCGGCATGTACAAGTACGGTGTCGGTCTGGATCGCCAAGACCTGAGCCGCCTTAACTGGCTGCGCCATGCCCAAGAAGAAGCGATGGATCTGGCAAACTATCTTGAAGTGCTCATCCAGCAGGAAGAGCTCAGCAATCCATCAACCGAACCACACGGATACTGATCATGGCAGCAGCATGGAACATTCAAGAACTCGACGTCATCCGCTGGGGCGAGGCGCGAGGCATCCTCAAGAACTCCACCGCGATGGCGCAGGCCATCAAGACGCTGGAGGAAGTGACCGAACTCATCAGCGCCCTGCATCGCAAGGACGCCGCAGAGGTGAGGGACGCCTACGGTGACATCCTCGTCACGCTGATCCTCGGCGCTGATCTGGCAGGCACGACGCTGCTCGAATGCCTGGAATCAGCCTACGCCCAGATTAAGGACCGCAAGGGATACTTGCGTGCTGATGGCGTCTTTGTGAAAGACATGGAATGAAATGCCCGCAATGCGGAGCATGGGCCGAAGTGCGCGAAACCAGAAAGTATTCTCAACACACCTATCGGAGATACGAATGCGCCAATCTACACCGATTTTCGACGAAGGAGATCTTCGTGATGTTGAAGCGCGGGCCGCCGAAGCGGCAACCGACATCGGAGCCGACGATTACGACCTGAGCCTGCCAGTGTGGGATGTCGTCAAGACCTTCTTGCTGGTCATCGTCGCGGTGGGCACGACGGCGCTGATTGCCGCCCTAGTATGACCAAATGGCCGGGTGCTCTCTGATGTCCAGATGGATGAAGCGCCCGTTGCCCTTCTGCTGAACGCCGATGCCGGTGAAGTTCGCGTCCAGCGCCAGGCGCAGCAGCGAGATGGCGTCAGCGCCAGAGACGCCGATGTCAGCAGCGATCCCCTGCGAGTGCGTGCCGGTGCCGGGTAGTTGCTTGGTGCGCTCAGACGGGTGATTGGCGCACCGATAGCCCGACGTGATGATCATGGGCTTGCCCCAGATCATGCGCAGCGACTGGAGGCGGTTCATGAACTCCGTCTGCATTTCAGTGCGGCCGCAGCCGCACTTGCAGGCGAACTCGTTTCGACTGAAGTGCTTGTACTGGCCCCAGTCCTCGACAATCATTGCTTGCGCTTGTCGTAGACCGACCAACCCACCCCAGCGGCCGCCGCAGCGCCGCCGATGATGGCGTCCATCGTGCCGCCGTCGACGCCGTACTTGACAGCGAAGCCGCCGGCCAGCGCCGTCAGGATGTGACGGACCAGTGCGGAGATAATCGTTGCGCTCATTTTTTCACCTCATGCTTGAAGGCTTCCCAGACAGCAAATGCGAGCCAGCCTGCTGCCACCCATAGGCCGGCGGTGAGGAACTTGCCCACCACCTCGGCCTTCAGCTTGTCCCACCCGTTGGCGTTGCGGATGGCCTTCTCGTGTGCGATGCGATGCCCATGTGGATCGCCTCCGGGGAACGCATCAGAGAACGTCTGCTTGAGCGACGCGAACTGCTTGTCCATGTGCAGCAGCAGGTGCTGCTCGTGCGTCGTCAGCGCCTTGCTGACCGCCTCTTGGATCATCAGCGCTACCCTATCCTCAGTCAGCGCAGCGTGCCGGCGCTCCGGTCCAACGTAATCGGTCATGGCTCAATCAGCTTGTTGCGGTTTTGCTCTTGACGCTGCAGCAACTGGTTGCGCTGGAATTCTCGCGTCTTCGGACCCTGACCGCCAGAGGGTTGAGGGCGCCCGACGCGGAACTTTTCCTCCAGCGTTTGCAGCAGATCCAACATGCGCTCTTGGTCGGCCAGAGCTTTCTGCCGAGCCTGCGCGTCCTTCGCCCGAGCGGCAATTTGCTCAAACGCCGCTGCCTTCTCACGGGCAGTGCGAACAGCGTCCGCAACCCACTGCCGGTCCATCATCTTCTCAGCGATGGCCTTGTCCGACAGTGACTTCATGCCGGGGGCTACTTCGGCCAAGTCAACCTTGGTCCGCTCCCATGCAACTTTTTCAGCAGCCGTCAAGTCAAACCGGCGCCCCTGCGTCACTTTTTCCGCTGCCGATTCAAGGTTGGCGCCAAAGTTCTGGAACGTCTCCGGCGTCGCCCCTCGCAACCCTTGGCTGGCCTCACGGTACCGACCAGTCACCGGGTCAAAGTCAAGGATGACTTCGCGGGTTGCAGGCCGACGAGCCGCAGCTTCCGCCGCTGCCTGCGCGGCTTCGGCTTCTTGCCCGATGGCGCGGGAGACACCTGCACGGCGAACATCCTCTGCCCGCAGCGATGCCATTGTGGACTCTGCGCTGGGTGCTGGCAGTTGCGCCGGGCCAGGACGAGGGCCGACGAACTGCGCTTCGGGCGGCGTAGGTACAAACGTGAAGTCCGGCCGGTAGGGCATTTCGCTCTCGCGCAGCAGAGCGTTCTCCCAGTTATACAGCGCCGGCGTACCCGGCGTCGGAGGTGCCAGTTCGTTGACCTGCGGCGGCCGGATGCGTCGATCCACAGGCGCGGCGAACCGCTGCTGATACTCGGGTGTGCCGATCTTGCGGGCGCGCAGGCCGGTGTAAAGCTCACCGGCACCTGCGCCAATTGCGCCGCCGGCAATCGGACCCAATGGCGTGATCGCGCCGATGCCAGCGCCAATCGTGCCGGGAATGCCGGCGCGAGTGAAGTGCCGCTGCAGCGCTCCGGCAGGCGTCGTGGGCGCAGCGATCTCAGGGTAATTGCCCGCGATGGCGCCGATGTCGGCGATGATGCCGGTCAGGCTGTTGTCCTGCTGCGTGCGCCGTGCGATGGTAATCGGGTCAACGCGGCCAGTGTTGAAATCTGTCGCCTCCTCATATGCGAACGTCTTGGCCATGTTGGCGCGAGCTTCGCGGAACTCGCCAAGAAAACGCGGGTCGAAGATGTTTTCCTCAACCATCATCTCCAGCGTGTTCGCAAGCTGCATCTTGATGTCGGCTTCAGCAAGGCGCTCAGGTGAAGGCGCTTGCCCTAGCTTCTGCGCGTTGCGGATCGCCTGCGCGTCGCGGCGCAACTGGCGGATGCTGTCAAGCGTGCGAGGGCCGTCTATGCCTTCAGCCGTCTTTTTGATAGCGTCATCGACCAGCTTGTTGACGCGCTTGGCCGCAGCTTCACCACCAACTGTTGGCTCGGTGATGCGAAGCCGATCCAACGACGATTGAACGTCTGGACTGGCCGTCATCGTACCCATGCGGCGGATCTGGTTGTACGGGCCTTCCAACTGCTTGCGAGCCTGCGCAAAACCCTCGGCATTCAGCTGCGTCTGTTGCGGGATGTTCATGTCCCGCTTGGCCAGTTCCGTCCACTTCGGCGCGTTCTGTGCAGACAGCTGCGCATTGACGTCGCGGTTGCCGACCAGCATCGATCGGGCGCGGTTGGACAGGTTCGGATTCGACTCTGCCGGGTTCAGGGCGATGCCGTACTCCACCGCCTTCTGAGCAGCGTCGATCTGCGGGGCGCGTTGGTAGTCGGCAGCCGACGCTTTCAATGCTTGCGCCTCACGACGAGCGGCCAGCGGCGCTTCGATGGCACCGCGCACCATCTGCGCCTCTTGGCCGACGGCGCGCCCTGCTTGCCGCGACGCAGCGCCGGCAGTGCCAAGCGCTGGCTGGCCAACGCCGATGACCGGCGGCAACGCTTGCAGCACAGGCGCGGCGGCTTCCAGCGCGGCCTGCGCCTCGGGCGTCTGGGGCTGACGGATGCCCGACAGCACTTCCTTCGCGCCTTCTTCTCCGCGCCCAGTCACCAACCCGTAGATAGGCGCAGCCAGCCCGCGAGCCGCAGCGCTGCCCATCGTCAAGGCGATGTCAAGCGGTGCGGCGGCAGTACCCATCGCACGCTGCATGAACGTGCGCGGCACTTCAGGCGTCGGCTCGGCGTAGAAACCCGACTCGGTGGGGATCTCGCCAGGCTGCACCGGACGCATTCCGGGCGGCGGCGCAGGTGGCGGAGGCGGCGTGAATTCACCCCGATAAGCCAGCCACGGGGCAGGCTGCGTAGCCTGCCGGTACTGTTCCCACGGACCGGCCATTACAGTTTCTCCCAGTTGCTTTCTACGCTTGGGTCACCGCCCTTGAACCGATAACCATCTTGGATCGTTCCGGCCACCGGCGCGGCGGGCGCTGCAGGTGCCACCGGCGTAGCCCCTCCACGCTGCCGGCCCTGCGCCGATTTGATGCGGCTGTTGGTGCGGTCGATGCCAGTCTGAATAACGTCGCGCAGTTCCTTGGCCGCCTGCATGAACTCATTTTCGGAGATGGCAGTTCCCATGCGAGTAATCGCATCGGTGGCTTTTTTACCTTCAACTTCCGTGATTTGGCCAGTCCCCTTCAGACGTTCATACGCTTCCAAGAACGCGCCGCCTTTGACTTGATCCAACATTGATTGGAAATCAGCTTCAGGCGTGCCCGGAACAAAGCGCATCCCCGGCGCGAACGTCATGCCCACCGTGCCTGTAAAGCCTGGATGCGGTTGAGCCGCAGCGCCCTTAGCCTTGGGGTCGCCAACCATGCGGTTCAGCAGGGCAAGACTGCGCATTCCGCCCTCAACTGCTGCTGGGCCTTGCGACAGCGCAGCCATATCATCCTTGGCCGTCAGTTGAGCCTCGGTGCGGGCAGCGGTGATGCGGGCCTGGAACTCGGGATCGGCCGCTCGGCGCGCCTGTTCCTCGGCCATAGACAAACGTTTTTCAGCATGAGCAAGTGTTCTTTCCGCCCGCAAAGCTGCTTCCTCTGCGCGCTTTTGAGCTGCAGCATCGCGAGTTTCTTGAGCCCGGATCCTTTGCTGTTCTATGTCGGCCCGCAAGCCCTCCAGTCGCACGCGCTCTTTGTCAAGGCGAAGCCGCTCGCGCTGCTCAGGGGTGGCGGCCGCCGGCGGTGCGGTGCCGAGAATCTGCCCGGTGGGGCTCATCAGCGTTGCGCCGGGGCTGACGGAAATGGGTCGCCCTGCGCCTTCAGGCATCCGCAACTTGGGGATGTTCTCCAACTGAAGTTTGCCTCTTGCGGCGATGTACGGATTGCGGCTCATGGCTTGTTCCATCGCTTCCGCACGCTGCGCGGCGTAGGGATCCGCAGGCGCTGCGAGGGCATTCGCGCCTCGCGCGGCTGGTGCGGCGGCCAGCGCGTTCGTCGTGGGCGCCATCGGCGTCTCAGTCGGCGTGCCGGCCAACGGAGCGACGGGGAAAGACTGCGCAGCCGTGATCGCTGGGGGCGCAACGTCTGACTGCCGAACGCCTCGATCAATCAACGTCGAGGTCATCTGCCCGGTCTGCGGGGCAGCGGCAGCAGGGGTGCCGGCAGCAGGGGCCGCACCGCCACCGTACTTCTGCTCGTACTCGGTGCGGTAGGCTTTTTCCTGTGCGCGTTTCTGGGCGTCAGCCAACATGCCAGAGAAGACTTGCGCCATCTGTGTGTTGCCGGCTTCCATCGCAGCAGCAGCGCCTTCTTGCAACACCTGCGGATCGTCAGGATTCTTGCCGTACTGGCGAAGCACATCGGCGGCCTGCTTGTACACAGCATCTTGACGACGCTGGCGCTCCAACGCGCGCTCACGGTCTTCCTGCGTCTGCTGCATTTGCATGGCACGCTGCTGACGCAGCATGTTCTGCTCAGCTTCACGCTGAACATCCCCGCGCCCTTGGTAGAACCGCTGGACGATAGATGGCGTTTGCGCCAAGACGTTGAAATCAAGTGCCATGCTGCACCTCAACCAGGGTAGTAAAGGGAGCTGCGGTCTTCAACCGGCGCAAGGTAATTTGACTGTTGAGGCGAGAAGTACCGCCCGGCCAGATAGCCGATATCGCCTGCCGTGCGGCCGTAGGCGCTGCCACGAGCCAGCGCGGCTTGGCCGGCGATGTCGGCGGCTTGCATACCGATGTTGCCGATGTTGGCCGCCGTACCCGTCAGCAGATTGCCGGCTTGCTGGCCATAAGTCTGCCCGGCCGACGTCAGTTGCTGCGCCGTGGTGCCGCCAACGCCCGCCAGACCAGCGAGTCGGTTGTAGCCCTCGGCCTCACGCTGACGCAGCGCGTTGTACTCGGTCAAGGCGCGGTTGTAGGCGTTGCCGAACTCTTGCGAGCCCATCTCCTGGCCGTAGCGCTGCAGCGCTTTGCCGGTTGCGCCGCTCATCAGTCCGCCACGAGCCGCAGCGCTGCGCTCAAGCGCTTTCAGGCCCTCGCTCAGCCGGAACGCATAGCCCGGGTCCGTCGTCAGTTGCTCGGGCCGGTACTGGAACGCTTCCGGCATCGCGCCGGTCTGGCCCTGCATCTGCGCCAGCGCGTTGACGCCTGCTTGGTAGTACGGCTGTTGGCGCGCGACGCCTTCTTCGTACATGCGCTGTTGCAGCGCCAACGCTTCTTTGGCGCTTTCGCGCTGGAGTTCAGCAGCGCGGTCTGCTGCAGCCGTGGACTGCGACGCTGCCGATTTTGTTGCTTTTGACTGCATCGCGCCGCCAATCAACGACGCGGCGGCGGGGATAATGAACTGCCACATATCAAGTCACCTCGCGCCCGCTCGCGCGGATATTGATTGCAGACGCCGTGCCGGCGATTGTAGAGATGAACCCGCTGGGCGCAAGCACATGGCCGACCAGTTCCGGGAAGGTGTACGTCTCGCTGGCCTGCAGCGTCTTGGTCTTGGTGATCAGGTTCTGGTTGCCCGCCGTGTCGGCCGCCGTGACCAAGTTGACGCTGATCGTCGCCGCCGACGCGCTGTAGTTGGTCGCGGTGAACTTGTCGATGATCGCCGTGACGCCCGTAGCGGTGTACTGCGTGGTTTGGCTGTTCTCGGCCGTCTTGGCCGGAATCAGCACCTTGACGGTGACAGTCATAACTTACTCCAGCTCCAACGAATTGTTGGAATCGTATTGCGTCATTATCCAGTTTGTGCCATCAGAAACCAAGGTGGCGTTGGCACCAGCGACAGCCTCCAAAATGGCTGTGGTGGCCGAGCCACCGGCCAGCGGCACCACGTTACTTGACGCCGACACCAGCGTCTGCGCTTGGTAGTTCTGGAAGTGCAGCACGCGCCCGGTGTACGACGACGCGGTGGGCAACGTCACGGTGCAGGACGAACCCGACTTGTTGTTGATCAGCCAAGTCTCGCCAACGGCAACGGTGAAGTCCGCCGTCTTGGTGACTGGCGCGCCGCTCGCTCCCGCAATGACCGTTGACGCTGGGACGTTTTCCCAGCGCAACTGCACCCCGTCATACTGCAACAGGTCGCCGCCTGCCAGCCCGGTGATCTCGACGTTGGAGTCTGTTGCGCCGAGCGTAGATCCAAACGTCGGCCGCACAAACAAAATGCCGTTGCTGGCTGCGTGCACCACCGCCGCCACGATGACCTTGACGTTGGGCGCCGTTGGAACGTTTTTCGTCAGGCCGCCCGCCACCGCAGGGTTGTAGTACAGGATTTGGCCGTCTACCCAGGTTTCAGCGCCGCCCGTGGTGTTGATGCCTTTGATCTCGCCAAACCAAGTGACATACCCCCAGCCGTTCAGCGCGATGTCTTGGGTGGCGATCCCCATGATGTACTCGCTCTGCCCCACCGTCAGGCCCGTGGCAGGCGCAGCAATCAAACCGCCCGACGCCCCGACCGTGCCGGTGATCATCACCACCTGACCCTTGGTGATGGCAGCAGAGGCTTTAACGCGGTAGAACGTCTCCTCGCCGATGTCCTGCACGATCTGGCCGGTGTCTTCCATGACCAGCGCCAGCGTCTTTGAACGGTCTTCAGAATCCCAGTACAGCGTACCAGTGACGGTATCCGGCACCGACTGCGGCGTGGTGTCGAACGTCACCCACGGCAAGTTGGCCTGCTGCAGCGCGGCCATCGTGCCAAGTTCTTGCCGGGGCAACGACTGCAGTTCTTGCTGCAGCGCATCAATCTTCGGCTGCAGGACGGCCGCCTGATCGGACATCGACGCAAGCTGCGCCTGGTCGTACAGGTTGCTGAAATCGCCGCTCAGGTCTTGCGTCGGCGGCCCTAGGTCTTGGTCGGAAATCGCCGCCTCAGAAGCGCGATACAGCGACAGGAAGAACTGATACCACGCGCGGTCGATCAGACCCGTACGCGGGTCGATGATCGGCACACGCGGCGGCGTGATCGGCGTCGGGTTGGCGCTGGGCGACGTAGCCATCAGGCTCTCGTCGGGCTGATCAGCAGTTCAGCCCCCATGATCGTAATCTTGACCGGATCGGTGCCGGACAGCTCATACACCCGGTCGCGCAGCTTGAGCGTCATGCCCAGCCGACGGAAGAACACGCGGCGGTAGTACTCACCGATCTTGCCGATGCCCGACCAGTGCTCGTTGCTCCAGGTGTGGCCGCCGTCGTCGCTCCAGCGCAGCATGACCTGCGGGTCTTCGCCCTGACCGCTGTTCAGCCCGACGCCGGACTCCAGATCAATCTGCAGCGTGTGATGCGCTGTGCGGTGCAGGTTGTTCTGGCCAGTGGGCAGCGCCCGCCACGTCCGATACCAGCGCTGAATCCCGCCGTTGTCCGAGTAGTCCTCAAGGTCAAAGGCGTAGATGTTGCCGTTCTGGTAGTCGCCAACGATGACTTCGTTGTTGAAGAACATCTGGCAGTTCGAACGATGGCGCGTGAACGCCCCGTTGCTCCAGCCCGCCCGCTCGTGCCAGGCGTTG